TGTTCTTGATTGCCTTGTATATTTGCTTTATGCAATGTATTGATAATAAAGCCAATAAAAGAACTATGATTAAAGGCAGGGCGTCGCCCGTAGCTATAACATACCGCCCCAACTCAAATGCCATGTACCCACAAAACAAAGTAAGCACGAAATATATAACTAATCCCATAAAATATACAATAAGTAAACACGATTTTAAAATTACGCCAAAATAATATAATCAATTGAGTATCAATAATATAATATATATCAATCCCTAGAGCTTACTCTAAGGAAAGACAAGCCCAAACATAGATAAAAAATATACAATAAGTACCGCCTATTATATACCTTTTAGGATCGATTCAAACGCAAAACCATACATAAGGGCACAATATACCCGTCCGCATGGATATATATGTATACAAAATGATGCTAAATAAAGCATTTTACTTACACATTTTCGATTAAGGCTTAAAATTTACCGCCTTAACACTTTTATGTGTAAGCAAAAGAATGGTTATTATATCATATTGTAAAATATAGACACAAAAAAAGCCCTTCCGTCTTATATCACTACAATACGGAAGGGCAAAACTTTAAAATCAAATAAAAACAAACGACTACTGCCTCAATTTGTTTGCCATGTAACTAACACGCTTACGCCTGCACTTATCCGACTCCCTGCTACAATCTAATTTATTAGAATTGTATAGTTCTTTGGTAAGTTCAACGTAAAATTCCATTTGGGCTTTTTTGATGGACTTTAAAGCCTTTTCTTTTTGAATAGATAGTTTCCTATTCAAATTATCGAATTTCTTTTTGTACATAATATATTCATTTAATTACACCAATAAGAAACGATCACGGCTATGAAGGCACAAAGCTACCGTTATCGACACGGCTAGCCGGACACACCACACCCGCCCGATTCCCTTTGGTTTGTCCCTTTGCCCCGAACGAACGAAGCCAAATACGTACATACGTTACCCGTGATACGTACCGACAAGGCGTATTTCGTCCGTCAATTTAACCGCACTAAATACCCTTGTAAAGGTTGTTATTTTGCTACTACATATAGCGCATAAGTATTTAAGCTACCTTAAACTCTATTGCTTTGATATATTGACACGGTTATAACACCGTTATGCACTCCATGCGTGCTACTCTTACAACGCATGGACATACGCCCTATACATGCGTATATACGCCAATGTACCCCGTGTTTTTACACGGCCTACTAGGTTAACCTAGCGTACTTACCGGATTGATATAAACCTAAAGATAATAGTACTACCCTGGACTAGGATAGTACCTAAACCACATTACTAAGCGGCGGCCTATCTATTGCTGGCTCTCGAGACCCTAACAACCAGCAATATGTTTATATCAAAATATCAAATATCGTACCTATTTAGTCTAAATCAGTAGCGCGACGGGAACGCATAGGTGTGCTACCATAACACCCCTATACATAAATGATATAGGGGCTAATTATTTGTTATCTTTCATTTTTGGGGTGTGTCAAATAGTAAGTGACACACTTTGCAATGAGATTAAATGTATACCGTTTGATAGGTACGGCGCACTTTACAATACGTTTATCTGATCCGTTAAATACATCATAATATACCCCTCCATCATATTCCGTAGGATCATTATATCCAAATCTTTTATGATTGGTGCCTAATATCGCAATACTTTCTATTTTATCAACTGTCATTTTGATATTCTTATCTTGGTCTAATTTATCAAAATATTCCCTTTCTACCTCCTTGTAGGCGCAAAAGGTATTATTTACACGTGGCAATATTTCCTTGCACAATTGTATCACCATTTCTTTTTCCCTTGCCAAAGCAACTAAAGCAGGTACAATAGCTTTATCTACTTTAATGTCGTTGTCCTTTAATATTTCGTTAACTTCTTTTCCTGATTTAAATAGTTGACACCATGCTTTAACCGCACCAGTTAACGTTTTTTCACTTGCTTTTTTTACCTCATTTTGTACTTTGTTAAGATCTTTACTTGTCATTAGATTTGCCCTTGCCCTAGGGACTTGTATAGGCACCTAGCACGCCTTGTTTGTTAATATTGTTATCTCACATTGCAAATATAATACATGTTTTATTGTCAAACAAATATTTTACAATAAAAATTCAACGATTATATATAATAAAACTAATCAAATGTAAATATATATTAAAATATTGGTTTATATTATTGATAAACAACAAGTTAAATCAAAAATAAGCATTCTTTTTTCGGCTCGCAGATCGTTTACCGTTCTTGTTTCCCGTCCTTCGTGGATTGGGGGGGGCTGGTCCAAAAACGGCAGCCCGGCCGGGCCGATTTCGGGGAGGTGGTCCGTCCCGCATATCCCCGCATATCCCTACATGTCCGGCGTCCCAACATATCCCATCTCTCATCCCCTAACGACTTTCTCATTAATTTTATTACATTTGCGATATAATTAAAACATAACATATTATGAATAAAGAAGTTGAATACATGGGGGGGGGATATTTTAACCCTCAGATAAGGAGGGGGTATGTTTAGGCGCAGGACTTCTTCTCCCGGTAAGATCCACTACCGTGTTAATATAAACAAGAATATGTGTCTTGGCGTTGTAGATATATATATTGATGGGAAGCCATATCAATCTGGTTTTAACGGATCTTATCTTGATATATATCGCGATAAGAAGATAAAAACTATAAGCATAAGTGGCCAGATATCATATCTAAATCCGAAAAATGAGTACAATATTATTTTGGGCATAAGTGGAGGTATTATAGAGGGAACCCTTACGTATCAATATAATTCGGGTATGCATTGCGAGTTGGCTAATAAGGTGATATACGGGAATAGGATAACTAATTTTGTTCCTGTAACGGTGATAGAAGATCCTGGGAAGATCATTAATTTCACTTACAGATCTGAATTACATACTCAGGTTTTAGATGAAAGTTATGTAAGTTGGGATGGTGATTATGTATTAAACGATAATTGTATAGTAACTGATCTTTGTTCGGGATGTGAATCTTATGCCTATGGGAAAAGTTCTCATGGTAACTATCGAGTAACGGTAAGGATAGTGTAGTACCAAGGGAAGGAAGGAAGGAGACCCTCATCCCTCCGGGCCTCCCCCATCCTCCCACCGCCTCCCGTTCTTTTTGGCTTCCTTCTGGTTTTATCCTCAAATTTTCATATCTTTGGAACAAAACTAAAATCATGTTTAGAAACATACTTCATAAGATCAAGATCTTCTTCTGCGACGATGACGTTGAGAAGATATATGTAAGGGACAGTACGGTTATCCGCAACAACGAGATCCATAGGATGTATAATGAGATACTGGACGAGTTAGGTGATTTGGATACGGTCGTATCAAGGAACTACGTATATGGTAGGATAAAGGACAGGACGGGATTAAGTATCCGTCATATCAGCAGGATAATAAACCATACTAAAGTCGAGGAGATATGATAAAGGACGTAATGGAGCGGGATATGATAAATGAGATACAGGCGTTGTTCGTGATGATATCCACGGCCGGGTTGATGTTTGTCATGCCGATGTTGGATATAGAGTGCGATGATATTATTATCATAATAGGATTCGGGATAATACTATCTTTTATGTTAACCATAATCCCGATCTTGCTTTCTTACGATATAAGGGATGAGATCATTGAGTTGATTGGTGATATGGATAGCCAGATCGTGGTAGATACTTCGGTATATAAAACGAACCTGCCCTAAGTAATTCCTAGGGCAGGTTTGGTATAATTATCATCGAACTATCTCCCAGTCTTCGGCAAATACATCACTGATGGATGGAACCCATGAATCGGCACGTCCGGTATTCTCGTTGTAGATAAGGCATTGACTGGTATAGTCAATGAATCCTTTGCTTTTCAGAATAAGGTCTTTTGCCGATTGAGGAAGAGATTGCATCTTAGGGATGATGTCGCTATCGATATGAGCTGGCACTTGTTTGAATACCATCAAACCTTTACCGTTCCAACCACTTCTACGAACAGTCCCACCTTGTTTTAACACTTCGATAGCATCACCGAAGCACATTACGGATGAATCATCGGCTTTATCGTATGTTTTCTCAAAAATGTCCTGCTTGCAAGGATAAAACTCCCCGTTTACTCCCTTGATGATGTAATCACCTACATTGGCTTTCATAACACCTTCAAGGGTTTCTATACTACAATCAACAGAAGGAGGTATCCCATTATCAGCGTCACCTTCCCTAATAACTTCTATTTTAACACTATCACCAGCGAAATCCTTGATCTCATCATTATTAAAGCCTTTCCATTTTACGGCTTCTATCGCAATTGGTTTCTTTACATATCTATTCATAATTTTACGATTTAATATATTATTATCTTTTGATATACCTTTCTATAAGATCTATTGATAGTTTAGCTCCCAGCTCCTCCTCCAATAGGTTAAGGTAGTTCCGATGCAGGCATCCGCCCCGCTCCACCTCCCTAAAGCCGGCCCCGTCCCTGATCCTGACCAGCCCTTTCTTTGGATCCATGTCGATCATATCCCGAAGCTCGTTCATGTTCTTAAACCTGTCTTCTATCACCTTAAATACATCGATCTTAGGTTTCTTATCCTTATTCTTAGGCTTTATCTTAATTCTCCCGCTCATATCGATTTACATATAATACGATTAACGTTATTATTTTTTCCGCAATAAACGCACATAGATGTAAAAGTTGAATACACCCTCCCGCATACAGGGCATCTCCATCCATACATAACAGGATTTGTTTGTTTGTCAATTTCTTTCAAGCCTTCATTAGTAGTGGATGATGTATTTTTATTTCCCATATCATTCGTTATTTATCTTATCTGTACTACCAAATCCATTGTCACCTCTATCAGATTTTCCAAGATCCTCTAATGACTCTACCTCTTCCCATACGATACGTTCCCGTCTACGAATAAGAAGTTGAGCTACCTTACCACCGACATTACAATAATAAGGACTATGCCTATCCATTTTTCTGTGAACTATCATAATCTCACCACTATATCCTTCATCAATAGTAGCAGGGGCGTTTTGCATAATTAGCTCGCTATTAGTAAAACCACTACGTGGACGGATTTCCATCTCATAATCCTTCGGCAATGCTACATGTACACCGGTATGATATATAATCCTACCACCGTCAAGTTCTATATCCTTAACAAATAAATCCATGCAAGCATCCTCTTTATGAGCATATTCAGGCAGCTTAGCCCCTTCTTCCAGCCATATCTTGACCTTACACGTATCTATACCATCAAGTAACTCAATTACCTCTTTGTAGCTCATAGGTTGCTCTGATGCCAATGAAATGGCTCTTGCCAATAAATCTTTAATCTTACTCATTTTATCTTGTTTTTAAACTCTTTCCCCTTCGGGCATTGTAATTTACATTCCTCACCACAAGCGGAACAGTTGGGTCTCATTCCGGACACCCCTCTTCCCCCGTACGGCCAGTAGGCATAATCGCAGACGCTCCAGAACGCCTCCATCGCCTTTATCTTGGCATCGACGGTTATCTTCTCCCTCACCTTTTTCATGCTTTTCCTGAACTCGTCTTTCATATCCTTCCCCTCTATCTGTCTAGCCTTACGTCTCTCATTCCACCAATTATAGTAGAATTTGTCAGCCATCTTATAGGCTTCCGGATCAAATTTATCACGGTGCAGGATAGGGGCGTCCTTGACCTTTCTCAAATTCCTGCCACAAACATAAGCAAGCCCGGCGTACGGAGGTATGTCCTTAGGATCAACCAACCCATCCGGCACGCAGTAGTAGAAGTAGTTGGGTCTACCGTACCTAGTCCAGCCTCCGGCATCGTACAGGGCTTGCCTTCGAGCCTCGAACCAGCCTTGCATTACTTGGTGCTTTTCCTGTTTCTCGAAATCCTTGTTATAGTCAGCCAACGAGATCTTTACCTCAACCTCATAAGCGTACATAGATCTGGTTATAGCCAGATAATCGGACTCCCAGTTATATACATACAGGTTATTTATCACCCATTTAGGCGATACCAAGAACTGTCTGTTAAGGATATCCAATATCCCTCTTTCAGTGTATTCAATACCTTTATTTGATTGCCGTGTTCCCATCTCCTGTCAGAGGATTATTCCTTAACCCAACCGCCATTATAGCGTTCGATACCAATCTCCGTAATCCGCTTATATCCTTATCATGGAATGAGAAAGTGGTTAAGTTATGCGATTCAGTAATCTTATCATAAGACTTTATCATCAACACAGCCACATACTCACCCATCATCTTTTCATTCATGATATCAAGATCGATTATGCCGTGATCTATTAGATCAACCACATCCCATCCTGATGGTAGATACGTTTTTATCTGATTAATGTCCATAGCAAATAGTATTTATAAAAAGGAGGGTCGTGCTACCCTCCTATAGATACACACGAAAAATAGAATTGAAAGCGATCTTAAGCACGTAAGATTTTATTAATTCCCGTAGGCTGTCTACCGGTTATCGTTAATTACCGACCTGCGGGAATATGTTTAAGAAAACACCATGTGGGGAGTGGGGGAATCGAACCCTTATCCACGCTACGATTAGGAATCGTAAATTCTATCCGTTAAATTAACTCCCCTTTAAGCGTCCTGATCCTCCCGGACAAGGACACTACATAAATCTAAACTCTAAACCTAATGACAAATTCTATTAATCCAACTGTGGACCCGGCCGGACTTGAACCGACAACCTGCTGGTTATGAGCCAGATGATCTAACAAATTGATCTACGGGTCCTAAATACACCACATCGTCTTTCACAAGAGGATGTGGAACGGAATTTCTCGAAGTTTATATAGTAACTTTATGAAACTATTGTCCAACATTCTAGCATATAGCACCAATCCTCGAACGGGAATGTCTCTATACCTGACCTACCCCATCCCGCCCCCCAACTGTTCTGTAGGACGAAGCCGGCCTTATCCCAGCCGGTGAGGATAACGGCATGACCTCCCAAGTTCTGTCCTTGGCCTTGCCAGAATCGATTACCATAATTATAGCAATACAGACCTATAACCAGAGGACCATTCAGCATCAACGCTACCTTAGCCGATACCGGATCTATGATCCTAGCGTAGCTATTTATCTTCTCTCCGTCAACGCCAACTTTCTTTATAGCCTTGATAGCGTCCCGAAGAACCATCCCGTCCTGATCCTTATCCTCTCTCAGATCATATATATCGTAAGGAGAGATCTTAGCTGGTCTTTTGATATCCTTTATAGCTTTTCTCCAGTTAAGGATCTCAGCTAGACTTATGGCTGCGCAAATAGGGGAAGAACCTTGATCTACCACGCTATCGACGTTATTGATCTTATACTCATCAGGAACAGCCTCATGTTGCATATTCATGATAGCGTCCCTATCATCCGCTGGCGATGGTATGTAACCTAGTCCGTATTTCATTACTTATCTTTTTTATGGTAATCAATTATCTTGATATTAAACGTATCGGATCTTTGCCTTACCTGTATTGATCCCCTAGCCTTTCCCTTGACGTCGTACAGGGCGGTAAAGCCAAAGTTATCGACCCTACCGTCGTCCAGCGTAAACCGCCACTCCTTCCATTGGCCCATCACGGTCCCGGAAGACACTATAGAATCCACTACATAAGATATATCAGTAGTATCATATTCCGTATAGTATGTTCTTGACGTACTGCATCCGACAACCGCTAAGGTAAGGATAGTTATTAATAATAACAAGATCTTATTCATCCTTTTTAGGTTTTTTACGTTTCTTAGATTTCTTCTTCTCCTCAGTTTTATTCTCGACATTTACGCCATTGCCGGCATCGGTACCAGTAACCTCAGAGATATTATTTTCAGGTATATCGATATGACCTGAATTAGGGTCCATCTTATCCTCCTCGACAATAACCTCATCAGACACATCACCATCTAAAGCCTCAGGATCAATATGATTCTCCAGATACTGGATACGATCGGACATAGCCTTATTTTGTTCCTCTATTTCCTTGTACCTTCTTCTAGCCTCATCGAGTAATTTAGATGATAGTTTATGTTTATTCTCGATATCCATATAAGCCCGTTTAAGAGTCTCTTTCTCTTTTACCGACTCATTATATAGATCTCTTGATTTACTAAGCTCATTCCCCATCTTAACGATATGAGAATCCTTGGATTCTATATCCTTATCAAGAGAATCCACAAGTGTATTAAGATATCTTTCTTTTTCCTCCAATTCCGTTATCTTACTACGAGCATCCTCATAATTTCTTTTTAATCTACTTGAATAGCTAATAGCTTCATCAAGATCCTGTTTTAGAGTATTTATATAACTACTCTTTACTATCTTCAATCCGAACATCTTTATTACTGTTATAAGTTCTACGAATATCGGCCTTTATCTTGCCGACTATAATTAACTCAGCTATATGCTTATCTTTCTCTACTATAGCTATATCCTTACGGACATTAGTGACTCTGATCGTAATATTCTCGTTATTAGAGAAAACGAACGGTGATCCTACCAAAGTGAGGCCTGTATCATTGGTGAACGACGGCAGCATCATAACCATCCCGACAGTATCATCCGGGAACGACGCCGATACACCCGTGTCTATATCAAGAACATCACCTTGACCCAACGGGAAGGCATTACCTTGCTTGATAGGAATATCCTTTCCCAATGAGTTCCATGCCTTAGAGAATTTTAAAGATTTGAGAAAAATTTTACCATCTTTCTCAACTATTCCTACCATTGGATCGCAATTCATGTGAACCTGATCAAGCTTATCATCCGGTTTTTCCTCAAACTCGTCAAGATCTCTGGCTGATGTAAATGACTTACTCTCCAGAAGTTTTTTGATATCTTCAATCGTAGCCATATTACAACTTTATTATTAAATAAACGATCTTCAATCCTAACTTCAAATCAGATGTTTTTTCGAACATCTCCCTAAGAGGTAAGATAGTAGCGTCAAGATCTGACGCTACCCATTCTCCATCCTTATAATACATATCCTTTTCCTCGGAATACGCTACACAAGGTCGATGCCCTAAGTTCTTCATAACCGTATCTACCTTATTTTGGGTAGGCATCGAGACACGGTTCACTTTAGTAGATATATTAAAATTACTTTCCATTAAATTATTCATTTTCAATTAGTTAATCAAAAAGGAAGATCATCCTCATCTCCAAAAGGAGGATATTGAGGAGGCTGTTGTTGACCTCCAAAAAAAGGTGCTTGGGCTGTCTGAGGCGGAGCCTGCTGGCATGATGGAGGAGGCGTATGCGGCTGGGCTTGCGGCTGATATGACGGTGGGGGCGTTTGCGTTGTAGACTCACCAGCGTTGTTTTGGCTTGCCGACTGAGCAACTTTCACGCCATCTGTCTTAATGCTTTGAATGTACTTATTAAGTACCTGATAGGCGAAAGCGTCTTGGGCAGTATAATCAAACTTTTTATTCCCCATTATATCAGTACTCTCAACTCTGTCAGGCCATCCATTCTGTCCATTCTTATAATACTGCTGGATAAGCTCATCATTCCCGTCTGGAGTTTCCCTAGCGTATGAGATAAAGAAATTACCAGGAGCGTATTGTTCTCCCTTTTTAGTATGCGCAGGATTGATAACAATTTTCCGTTTCAGATCGATATTAGGTAAGTATCTTACAAGAGACTTAGCATAGCTATTAATTCCGCCTTTTGAGGTCATCAACGGAACTTTTATAACATAATTACCTTCCTCATCGCTTATCTTTATAAATAAGAAATTTGTCTTAGCGCCATTCATCTCCTGCTCTAATACAAAAATATCGGAAAGATATCCTTCTATACCATTCCAGAAAACCCTCCAGTATGATACGGCTCCTGTCTTATCATTTATATGTTCCTCGAAACCTTCCTTAGGATCTCTTGAGGATTGATACAATACACCACCTCCACTTATATTAAAGTATTGTGTATTAAACGATAATGAATTTTCACGAACTCCCATATTATATACATTTAAAAATTAAACAATAATTGATGATGACAAGAAATACTCGTTCTTATTATCCCCCCCATAAATCTTATTGAAATGAGATTTATGGTCATGCTCGATAACGATCCTATTACAGGATATGCTTTTTACGATACCAAGATACCTACCACATAACACATCACATATAATATCATTACCGTTATGCGATAAAGCCGTAAGTCGTTCCTTACAAGATCTCCCCGACATAGGGTTCTCTGACATAATACCGCATCCTTTTTCAGTGAATATCAATCTACAATGATCGAACTCATTTACCTTGATATTATTCTGGAGGGCCTGGACGAGTAGATCCTTATCAAAGACATAGGTACTTGTTTTGACAAAATGCTCGTCCACGAACCTCCAGTTAGGATAATTACCGTCAAAATGGATCTCATACATATCCATATCAGGGGTAGAGAAGTAAGTCCTAGTATCATCTACTTTGATAGACAACGTATCTAATGACTTATTTATATGCTTATCAAGTAATAAAGAGGAGGCGTTTGATACCGGGATAAATACCTTCTCTACCTTATCCTGATTAGGAATAAAATACCTGTAAATAGTATTCCTGTCAGTACTTACTATATTAATATTAATCTCATCAATATCAATGACCACATTCTCTATGCAAGGATAAAGCTCGTTTATTTCCGTATAATTACTAGCCTTGTTAAGAACCGATACATAATCATTCATCTTAACATTAATACCTCCATCAGGGATCTTATATACCACGGGGAAAGTATTTACGTCAAAAGCCGGACAACTATACTCACCAGAGGCGTAGTATACGGTAATACTATCCTTCTTATCGGAAAGCACGATCTTAATCTCACCATTCTTCTGTTTTTTTACAAACCTGATGAAAGAGCTTGCCTCGACCAGAAAATAGAAGTTAGAGTCAGACTCCACTTCCAACCTCTCTATAACACATACCTTGGCGTTTACGGAAGTAATATAAGCTAGATTATTGATAACATCTATCTTAATATTCTTATAGAGTGAATTAGATCCGGCATTTTTAACAACCAACTCCAATTTACTCAACTTCTCATTTAAAGATTTCGACAAGCACTTCAACAACATAATAAACAACTTTTGAACTACATTGCAAATGTAATCATAATTATATTAATTCAAATACAACAAACGCTTAATAGTATTAAAATAACTTAAACTTACGTCTAATATACTCGGCTATAAGCGTAGCATCGCACATTCCATCTTGTATTTTGGTAGGTTGAACTCCTTTACCTGACCATGGTTTTACGAAAGACACCAAAGGGAAAAGGCGTATGGCGCATCGGATGGAGGTAGCTTTCGTATCCAGCTTAGCCGCCGTATACACCCGATCGGCTGTCGTATGAAGCTCCTTCTGCCATGTCTTTGGCTGTACCTCCTCGAACATGAACCTGACATCAGGGTGCGATCCGTATCGTTCCATCATCTCCACCATCATCGCGAATAGAGCGTTCGGTTCCCGACGTCTCCCGCCAAAGGTGAAGTTGCTGGCTGCCGAGCTGTTGTGGATGCTATGGACGTCCTCGACGGCGATCGCCAGCGTCCCCCCACCTTCTTTTTGGATATTGTCAGCGGCATCAAGAAAGAAACTTGATATGGCCCTAAGGTCTATATCTCCTTTAGCGGATATCCTGGGGGTCATGATTACCTTAATCTCTCCGTTCTCCGGGATCATGGCTAATCCTCCAGTATCTATACCCGGATCTATACCTATCACTGCATTCATATTTTTAAGGTATATAATGAGTGAAAATCCTCCGGTCTAAACACCTGTATAGAGTTATCTGGATACAGACCTATATAATAACCGTAAAAAGCCCGCAGAATGCCATTTTCTAGCCTTATATCCAATGCCTTTACCTTGTTCCCATCAACCATAACATCAACCTCATCAGTCTTGTTAGATATCTTGTCGAACCATTCAGGTACAGGATCAATACCGTACCTGAATGCGTTTACTGTTGATTTTATCGAGATATATGTTCCCATATTAGATTAGATTAGATTACAATCGTCTCGTTTAACAACCTTAAAATCGCCATTTCTAAGTAATATCGCTACATCAGATCTCGTATATGTGAGAGGCGTATACGATACCAAATGATAAGAAGCCTGTCCTGTCGCTGGTCGAACCGGTCTTAATACGGCTATGGCTATATCGCCGCCAAGTTCCGTACCACCGGTGACACCCTGTAGGCACATGTATATGAATCCCTCATACTCATATCTCTTCCCGATAAATTCACTCATGGGAATACCTACGAACAGATAGTTCTTTACATCCCCCTTCTTAACCTCGACAGCGTTCTCTACGCTGGATGGTATCACGTCTACAAATTTTGCTCCTATCGCCATAATCAGATATTCAATTTAGTTCTTAATTCTTGACACAACTCATAATTATCTCTCATAATACTTAACGTGTTATCTACTCCGTTACCTACCCGGACATCCCCGTACCAGTACCATGATCCTTTACGGGTAAAGATACCGGTTTCCTCGCATAACTTCAAAAGCTCAAGCTCCTTATCAAACCCAACGCCATAATACAAGGCTGTCTCGGCTATCTGGAACGGGACGGCTGTCTTGTTCTTCAGCACCTTTATCCTGACCTCATGACCTATTGAAGACCCATCCTCGCCTAATATAACCTTCTTTCTCGCCATCTCCATACGGATAGAGGCATAGAACTTAAGGGCGTTACCTCCGGTCGTTACCTTAGGATCGCCGTATATAACACCGATCTTCTCCCGATATTGGTTGATGAATACCAGAACACAATCGCTTTTGTTTACGATCCCGGTAAGGACTCTCATAGCTTTTGACATCAACCGGGCTTGCAATCCCATGTTACTGTCTTCCATATCGCCCTCGATCTCCTTCTTCGGGACTAGATTCGCCACAGAATCCACGACAATGAAGCCTACCCTGCCGGACTCCACCAGCTTGGCCGTGATGTCAATAGCCAATTCTCCGTAGCTTGGCTGGGAAATCAAGAACCGGTTTATATCCAATCCCATTTTCCTAGCGTACTCAATATCGAAAGCGTTCTCCACGTCTATTATAGCCACCAGCTTATCGGGATGCTTTTTCTGGAACTCGATCATACTTAACGTACACATCATGGTCTTGCCACAAGATTCCATGCCAACCAGCTCATGGATCCTGCCTACCGCCCATCCGCCGCCGAGGGCCTTATCCACCACCAGCGATCCGGTACTTTCTCTTGGTATGGATATTATAGGCTTATCGTCACCGAAGTTCATTATCGAGCCTTCTCCAAGCTCTTTATTTAAAGATGATACTAACTCATCTACGTCTGAAAAAAGTTCTTTCTTAGCCATTATAATCCGTATTCCTCGAAGTTAAATAAATCCTGTTGTTTCTTAATCATATCCTTCCCGATATCAGATATCTTTTCCGGATTCAATACACCCTCATTCTCATCCACCTTCTCTATAAAGTCAGATATCTTATCGCTTAGCAGTACCATATCTTCCTTAGGCACTGATTTTAGATAAAGCCCGTCTATAGACCTACATCTTGAAAGAGCGGTATATATCTGTCCTATCTCGAAGGCTCTGCTGATGTCTACAAATATATTATCTAAAGTCATTCCCTGGGATTTATGGACAGTTATGGCGTATCCTAACCTCAATGGATATTGTATTATATAGCCGCAAGAAATGCCTTCAAGGGAATCATCTACCTGCTTATACTTCATCTTCTCCCATTTCTCTTTGGTTATCTCTACCTCAGTATCGTTATCTAGATGAACATATATCGTTTCATCAACAGTATCTATGCTGGTTATGATACCCATCGAGCCATTGACATATCCATTGCCGTTTCTGGTTATTATGACCTTAGCTCCTACCTTTACTATAAGCTCATCCTCACAGGGCGCTACAGGTTTCTCCCCGAATACAGTAGCATCGAACTTAAATACCTTATTATTGATCTTATCAAGATTAGTCTTATTTATCTCATAAGCTTCTTTATTAGTTGAGCATATAATTATAGTATTATCCATATTATCCGGATACTTGACCCTACTATCCAATATCTGTCTTGACTCATCGGTAATAACCCCACATCTTATATCCTCAAGTACGGAAAGAAGCTGAGGATCTTTTTGACGGAATACGTTCTCGAAGGTAATGACCGAGAATCCTGACGCTCTTAATGCCTTTGATGAGAAAAAGAACCGGCTCTCATAATATTTGTCGATAAAATCATCCGCCGTCACCACAGGCGGTAGTTGTGATAGATCTCCAAACATAATCAACCTAACTCCACCGAAAGGTTCCTTGCTACGCCTGCATTGTCTAAGTATGTCAGCCACCTCATCAAGCAAATCAGGTCTTACCATACTGATCTCGTCGATAACGATAGTATCAAGGTTTCTGATCTTCTTCTTCATAAACGGACTTACATCCACCTTATTAGACAACATACCTCTCTCGATAGAAGGGATATAAGGATCGTTCTTTATAGAGAAGAACGAATGAATGGTCTGTCCTCCGGCGTTCAACGCCGCTACTCCAGTTGGGGCTACGATAACGCACTTACCCAAGAACTTTACGATACGTCTCATGAACGTACTTTTACCACTACCGGCTCTACCGGTAATAAACAGATTCTCCCTAGTGGTGAAAATCTTCTTCAAGGCACGACCCTGCTCTACGTTTTTATCCACCGTCATAATATGACGAAGGAGGTCGTTTTCGTTTCTAAAATCCTCTTGTACCATGTCTTTTTAAGTTTATGGTACAAAGATACGAATAGTTATAATTAACTATTAAAAATAAATGTGAATAATATGTAAATATTAAATTTTATATCTGATACTCAAATCATCCAGCTTTACTCATCTCGGAAGATTTTTCTCCTAAAAATACATCTCTTATGTATTCTGTCGATATAAGGATATGCATATATTTCCCCTTGTATAATAGTCTTAAGCATCCGATAGTTACGTTCTTTCTGTCTTTGGTATTCACCACTCCATTGTTTTTTTTTACCTCGTCATACAAATCGGATATACTCTTCTTACACATGTCTAAGAACATGCTTATGTATCTGTATATAGTGGATTGAGATATTTCACGCATACCTATGCCTATGAGCTTCTTATTCAACTCATTAAGAAGGTATGCTACATTGAACTTAACTGTCTTTCTTTTAGTTACCTTGTATATGTGATGTACGTTTCTGGTTCTGGCTCTGAATATTATTTTGGAAAGGATTCTCACCCTATCAAGCTTCCGGCTTTTGTTAGCCATTCTTCGTCTAGAATCCGAATCAAGATTCTTATCAATGCAAGTGTATATGGATTCTCCTTTCTTTACAAACATATCCTTTATCCTTGGTACCTTACTAGCCTTATGCTTGTATTTTACGATATCTGACAATGCTATTCTGATCTCTCCTTCAGCCCAAGCCTTTAGACTTATAAGTTGGTAGTTTATATCTTCGTGAGAATCTCTTAATACATGTCGGTAGCAGAAATAAGCGCATCCATCCGATAGAATATCAATAAAATCATTGGTATTGATCTCTATCTGATCTCTGTTTCCATCTTGCATCCTTTTTCTTAGAAACACATGTTTGAGTACGTTTATGATAATAAGATATATCATTGCCATCTTACATTCATCGCTGATCCGGATTCCCGATCCATGATACTCCTCATGTTTCAATGAATATTTTATGGCTGTCACTTTCTTGCCTTCCTTATTAGTAACAGGCTTAAAATCAACTGGACATATAAGTGATCCGGCTGGAAGTTTTACACATCCTAGCTCATCTTTCTTGGTCTGAATATTACGTGGAATATACTTTTCGGTAAGAATCTTATCGAAATTTGATTTCATTTTCTGTAAAAGTGCTATCTTTGTTCCAGACATTTTTTTAAAGTTTTTGCTGCGAATATACAAGTTTCATCAATACGAAACAAGTTATTCGGATGGATGGGTAGCCTGTGAAGGTCGCCCATTTGTTGTTTAAGGAGGGTAGGTGATGTCCGTAAAACGCTGTGCGCGTGAACGATGGTTTTTCTCAACCTACTTGTTACGCGCGCGTTAATAGGTATATTATTAAATATAATTAACTCTATAAATATATTTTACTTACTAATATCTCTATCCGTACACAGAACCTCTCCTGACGTCGAGTTCCTGTGTACTCCACTTAAAGTCTCTATTTAATAAAACATTGCTTTTTACCGCCAAGGTATGGTGCCGTCAGGCAGGATACCGCAGGCTAAACCTGGTAGAAGCCGTATCCTATACCGGAAGCCGGTACCCCGGTAGGGGGATCGGGTGGAGCATAAGCCAAAGAAGAAAAAGCGAGGTCTTGTACGATCGCTCGCGCTCCGGCTGCCCGTATCTTCTACGGCAGGCTCCATCGCCCAAGGCTTCCCATTTCCCCTTGGCTTTATATCCCATAACATAGCAAGAAGGAATCCAAAGGGAAAAGGGGTGGTCATGTCCCGTGAGGCAGGATAGGGCTGTCCACCGCCGCTCGGAGGCATGTATGGTCTGTGCTCCACTGGCCTCATTGCCGTGGCTTACGGTGGACTTATCTGGCTTTCCTCCGCCACTTCCACCGCCTTTTCCCATTTGGATGTTCTTAAATACATGTTAATCAGCATATATTATGTTGATTATGGCATAATTTCTTGACAACGATATTTTTTTAAAGTAGTTTTGCTGAAAACTAATTTTATATGTCGGAACAGAGGAAAGCTTTCGTATTTGCGTTGCCTTACGACACTAGGCTGGATATGATCCAGCAGTTCTTAAGGATATACAATGGCTATCTGGATTCCAAGGGTAGGAGTTTGATTACTGAAAGGACGATAAACTTACTTTCTTTCTACATCAACTACGGATACTCGGATGATACCAGGGCTAAGTACATGGATTGTCATGGACAGAAGGAATCTTACGTCGCTGTCCTGAACAACGAGCTTAAACGTGGGGGTTTTCTGGTGGACAAGAAGAACGGGAACTTCCGTACCCGTGAGCTGTCTATTGAGATGAGAAGCTTACGTAACTATTTTATTCTTGATGGGGAGGGTGATGATACTCGTGTAATGGGATTTGTGTTCAAGAGAAACAAATTGGATATTGATGGGTAGGAATCTTATTTCATTCGATAGGGATATCGTGGATGAGGTGGTAAGAAGATCTGATGGGAAGTTTA